CTTTAATACTTCCTGCCCTGCTTCAGTAGAAAAGCACCGTTTATATATCAGATCCATTGCTTGTTGTTCAGATATATTGTTAAGCCTAACGGTATCGGCTGTAGCATTAACACCATCCCAACCCGGCGTGTTAATGGATCTAATTTTTTCTGCTTGATTCGCCATCTATTGTCCTTCCTGTGGCGGTGCAGCTTCTTGCTGTGGTTGAGCCATAGCCATTTGTTGTTGCATAGCAGCCATCATTTGCTGTTGCATTTCTTGTCTTTCTTGCTGTGTGGTTCTGATTTCACCGGGGATACCCAGCATATCTGCCACATAATCACCAACCTTTTCGGTGTTGATAAGCATCTGACCTTGAGGACCCATAGCCTGGCTAATCTGCATAAACTGCATCACGCTGTTAATATTTTCAGCATTACCCGCCATAGCTAGTGGGGATATAGGCTGAATGTTTACTTGTAACCCATTGACCTTTAGTGGCAGGTCAATCATTCCCATTTCATCCATAAGGTTCAAAGTCCTTGTGACAATGGGATACATAATTTCATCTATCATACGACCAAAGGCTGCACCAAGATTCGCTGACAGATCCTTCATGCGTTCCATGATTTCTGTTGCGGATCTTGCAGACATTGTGTCAGGTGGCAATGAATCATCTAACAACATCTTCTTGATGTTCATCCTTAGATCATTCAATTCAATTTGTGATAGGTTTGCGTCACCACTTCTTGGTAAAGGCATCAATGATGCACCACGAGGACCACCATTAGAATTAACAGGTATGACACTACCAGGCTGTATGTTAATAGTCTGAGGATTAAGGACACCATCATCAACCGCAGTGAACACACCACCAATTGATAGTGACGCATTTTTCAAGGCTAGTTCTTTGACCTTGTTACACGTTAGGATGTCCGGCAATGCGTATAATACCGGACCCCTACCGTATATTTCCCCGGAAGCCTTCATATATCGAGCTATAACCCAAGGGAAACTTTGCAGTGTCCTAGACACTAACTTGTGATCACCTTCCATTGTAGAAAGGCAATAGTAAATAAAGCCATCCTTTTCATAGGTAGCTTCTAGTAATTCTACTTTTGCAGTTGGTTTTTCTTGATACTTGTCTGTAACTTCCTTTGGAATAGTTGCATCAGGAAATTCTAGTTGCAGCACATTGTAGGGTCTTTTGAATTTTCTATAGACAGTGTTGACCTGACCATTCGGTCCTTCTTCAAAACATACATGGAAGGAAGGAATAGCTGTATATCTGATAGGTTTGGTGTCATCCCCACTTGGCTGAATAAGAAGGCACGCAGTACCAATAGCCAAATCTAGGAGCATTTCTCCCATAGCCAAATCAAACCCTGATTGACGCATCACGCCAAACATTCTTTCTGTATAGAAGTCCAAGACCCTTTGGGTTTCAATGTGCTGTTCTTGTGGTATTTCATTCCCCGGCACTAGGCGGCACCAGTCTCGCTGAGGAGGAAATAAGGAAGACTGTATTCTGTTAGCAAAGCGTGATGTGCTATGAACTGCCGTGCTATCAAATACCCTTTTCATCTTCCTAGTGCCGGGTGTGTCTTGCTCATAATACCCATCATATAAATTACGCATTGGTAATGCGAACTCATATGCGTCGGAGTATTCTGCCCTCCAATGCTCTTTGTGGGTTTCTGCAGCTTTAAACCTTTTCTTTATTTCTTTTACATTAAGTTCTGCCATTATGCTTTCCCTGTCTTTTTATGTTTATTGGCAAAGTTTCTAGCAGCTTCAACAGAACCAAACCCCCATGCTTTTAGAGCCAAGGCTTTTCTAGTTGGTGTCCCGTCTTTATTCTTCATCGGTCCTTTCATCCCTGCAAACCGTGCGGCGAAACTTACTCGGCGAGGATTAGTTCCTTCCTTCACAGGTCTTTTAAGATTAGAACCTTCTGTTTTATTCAGATGCTTTCTGCCTGCTTCATTCAAGCCACCACTAGGATTCTGATGTTTTTTAAGTACCATCTTCTTCCTCTTCCTTTGGCTCTACATCACTAGGCAAATCTTCATTTGCATTAGATTCAGGTTCAGGCTGTGGGTGTATCGGTTCCCTATGCTTTGGATTTCTGTAATACTTTTCTGCCATAATTACCCTAGTGTTGATTTTGGTGTACTTGATGCACCAGCCATATTAGTTGGTGTATTCAAAGATTTTTGTTTTGGCTGTGGTGCAGATGACACAGACATTTTAATATTAGAACCTGGTGCATTGGCTTCCGGGAACATTCTTTGTGTCAAAGTCTGTAGGCTTCTTTTCCTATCATATTCTGACAAACCCGGAGCACGTTGGTTATGCTTTCGCAAGGATGTCATATTCTGCCGCATCCTATCCATCATAACGCCTGACATCATTTAACCCCTTGGGTTTCTTACACTCGGTCCAAGTGTGCTTTGACTACCTTGATTAGCCTGCGTTCCTTGTTGACTACCCTGCTGGTTGCCAATTCTTGAATCATCCATAAGGATTGATTGTGAACCACGCCTTGCCCTGCTTCTAGCTGCAAATCTTTTAGATTCACGTTTTTTATTAGCTGCCGCCGCCGCTTCACGCCTAGATAGTGTTTCATCCACTACAGGTGGTGGGGGTGGTGGCGCTTTAGGAGCTCTAAAAATTCCGCCCATATTAGTACCTCGCCATCATTAAATAGTTACTTCCTTCCGGTCCATACTTGTGTAAGACCCCTTCATTTTTAAAATAACATCTTTTCGCCCACTCGAGAGCCAAAGCATTTTCAGAGCTGACAGTTATTTGCAGTCTGTTTATATCAGGTTTGCTCATAACAACATCAAAGATACGCATAGAAGCACGGTGAAAAGGGAAGACATATTTCCTAATATTTTCTGTAGTTGGAACTAGCCACGCTTCATAAACACCATTCCACATCCTTGTGAATCCAAAGCAACACGCAACAACACCTTCCCCAATCCCGGTAAAGGCATAACCCTTTGGACAAGCACTAGCTAAAATTTGTTCATAATTATCATAGTTGTCATACCATGCCTGATCATATTGATTCATTTTAAGCATAGCTACATGGCTAGGATGCCAATCCACAATTTTATATTTAGGGTAAGCTATCCCTGTTAAGCTGTTCAATTCACCTGCCGAAAACATCAAAATCCATTACCTTTGCTTGTTGAGCACCTAATTGTGCTTGTGGTCTTCTGACCATCCCCCTATGTTCACCACCACCTAAAAACAGATAAGCAGCCGCATCACCCACGTGGGAATGTTCGTTTTTGTTGGGGGTATCCCTGAAGCGTTCTGACGCAGAACCAATCTGAATCCTTTTGAAATGGTATCCACCTGCCAAGGCTTTTCTTAGCCGGACACAAGATCTGTTAATCATAAACCCTGGTTTGCCTTCTATAAGCCTGCCCATAGGAATCGCCATAGCTTCACGCCTAGTTCTAAAATCATTGGTATGTGTAGGTCTTGCTAGGATTCCGTGCTGCTTTAGATGATCAAAGGCTGTAGATTCAAAAATTTGATCCCTCTGCATACCTGCGGGATCACCCCATACCATCACTTCAAATTTTGGAAAATGCTGTTCTATGGCTGTCTTTAGGGCAGTAACGAACCTATTTAGACCCATATCAAAGGTCACTAGTTCGTGCAGGACATTCCATCTGCCATTCCTAAGTTTCTGTGCAAACACGGCGGCTGGTGTCAAACCAAAGTCCAAACCAATGTTTACCGGGATTGTAGGATCTGCTTCTAGATCATCCACCATAAGATTATCATTGTATTCAGACCAAACAGGCTTTCCTTCCTGCACATAGGTATATTCACCTTGTGCATAGCATTTGATCCAATCACCATTCTTGCCGCCAAGTAGCTGGTCATAGTACCCATCTACAAGATTGTTAAGGTTTTCTGCTTTGGGGTTTGTCTTCCACCACTTGCCTGATTGAAAGCTAAAACCCTGAGCTTCAGGCATATCTTCAGGTATATTGGATGGATCTACTTCTAGAACCCCACCAGGTTGCCTAAAAAATTTCCATGCAAATTTTCCTTGGGGTGTTTCTTTTTCTGCCAATCGATAATACCAGTGATCATCATCCATTGGGTTTGTATCAAGGATGACACCACGCCAAGACGGTCCTCCATCATTTTTGCTAGGGTATCTACCTACTCTGTGTGATAAGCCATGTATGACTGCAACCGGGAGCTCACGAGCCTCATTGACCCACGCCCCTGTTAGTTCAAGGCTAAGAAGTTTGCGCACGTCTTTAGCATCATCCAATGCAAGGAAAATTATTTCACAGTCTATCCCAGCCGCTCCATCACGGCTTGGCATTTTAATGTGATGCGTTATTGGGGGTGCATACTTTACCGCGCCATACAAATGTTCAGGTGCTACTTCCAACCATGTCTTGAGTGTTGTGGTTCTAAGCATAGGGTGGGTATTCCTGACAATTGCAAATCTTGTGTATTTGATCCCATCCCTTGGACTAGCCTTTTGTTGGATGGCTCGCTTCAAAATTTCTGTACAGCAGGCAAAAGATTTCCCGGACCCCACCGGACCCATAATCCCCCGCACAAAAGAATTGTCCTGCAAAAAATTTGCTATTGTAGGACTGCTAGAAAAATCAAATTTAGTATTCTGCATAATTTTCCTTTCGTGCAGTTTGTAAGAATCTGATGGTTAGGTGCAGCCAACAATCACTACAGACCTTGCCCTTTTGATTTATTGGGTGGGGTGTTGTGGCTTTTTTAGATTCACAATGCGTGCATAAAATTTTTTTTAGATACACCATATCAAACCCCAAAGAAGTGGGCAGGGTATCTAAGGTATTCCATTACTTCTATAAGAAGGATTCCTGCCAAAAGAATCACGATAATGGTGTGATACACATTCCACAAAATTTCATAATTATTCTTTTTTTTCTTCATCCTTGTCTTCCTTTCCGGGCATGACCATTTCAATGTTCATTACCGCAGGCTTGTCTTCTACAGCTTGTCGCTCCAACAAACCCGCGGATTTTGCCAACATCTGACCTACCCTAATTTTATCTATTAGTTCAATTTCAAGCTGTTCACCATTTTGGGTTGGTGTAACCTTGATCTTCTTTATGGCAGCCAAGGCGTGTTCAGGAATATCCTTAGAATCCTTAACCACTACCTGACCATTCTTCCAATCCATTATGTCTGTAATCTTTACAGCAAATAGACCCATCAAAGCGGCGGCAATGTTATCCCGGTTGTCATAAATCATTTCTGATCCACGTAACCTTTTCTGAATATCACCAACGCCACCAAATTTCCCTATAGGTGGAACAGCTCGCTTACTCATAACAAAGCACCTTGCCTTTCATCATGGGTTAATGGTTTCCATTCAACATCCACAAGAAAGTATCTGCCTTTAAATTTGCTTTGATACATATTCTGTGGCTTGTCTTTGTTGACTACTAGCAAGGTTTCACATTGTTCATCAGACAGATTCATGCTTTCACCATTGTGTTGCAGCTTGATTCCGCCTTTATGAATACCTAAACGCAGGTCTGTATCCCTTACAGAAGCATATTTTCCCTGCCATAGCTTCTTGATGTTCCTTGTAATCATGCTAACCACCCATGAATCCATCAGGTGCATCATCTTTATCATTCTCAAATAGGTTCAACCATATCTCTCCATCCTTGTTTGGTATGGGAAGAACATCTAATTTGATCCTAATCTTGCCTTCTTTTTCCAAACCAATGCCTACTTTTACCCAATAAGGCTTATCCCTACCTGGTATTTCCTTGGCTTGGCTCAAGTTGTACTTAGGTTTCATTACTTTCTCCTTGTTTAAGTGTTATTTCCCAAAATATTTTTGGGAAACCCCCATAACGTATAGACAGACCCAGGGGGGGTAAGGTCTGTTTTTTTTCTGTGTGGCAAAGGCAACACCCTTCCCATACAAGAAAGCTATCGATTGCTTGTGTAAAGTTTTCAAATGACCCTTTGAATAGTTTACAAATCATCTAGGCAACCTCATTTTAGCTGCCATCATCTTGACTATGGCTTGGCTATCCATTGGTTTACCCTTGTTCTCTTTCATCTTGATGAAGTAAAGCAATGAATGTGGTGCTGGTTTATTGTTTAGCTTCATCTTGTCTAGCAACCTGGTAGCTATGTCTTCAAATGTACTGACATCCATTACAGCTAACAGATCCTTTGCTAGTTCCATCTGTCTAAAATCATAGCTCCAAGGTCTTCCATAGGTGGCTTGGACTATGTTGCTATACAAATTGCATAACTGCTTACAATCATTTTCCTTTATATTATCTTTATTAGTTAATCTATTGTAGTTA